GCGGGAACATTAACTATAGAAGAAGCTGATTAATAGTTCATTATAACTCCGAATTATTATAAATAGTTCTAACAAATATTTGGAGTTATAATGGCTACAATTAGTAATCTTTTTATTAATCAAGGTGCAGATTTTTCAACGACAGTCACAATTAATGGTAGTGATGGATCCGCTCTTGATCTAACTGATTATTCAGCAATAGCCCAAATAAGAAAATCTTTTGATTCTTCTTCTTATACCAGTATGGGAATTTCGTTTAATGCGGATAGAACTACAGGTAAGATTGATATCTCTTTAACTAATTCTCAGACTTCTTCACTTGAATGGGGTCGATATGTTTGGGATTTACTGATTACAGATGGTGGTGGAGATAAAACAAGAGTAGTAGAAGGAGTTGCGGTAGTTTCACCATCAGTATCTAGGAGTTAAAAATGGCTATCACAGCAAAAGTTGCATCATCAACAGGAACTAAAGCAGTACTACAGGATGGGCAAGATATTAGAGTATTAGAAAGAACAATCTCGGAAGGAGGTTCTCGATCTAGACTAACAGGATTAACCGACGTTGACGCAAGTACTTTATCTGATGGTTCAGTACTTATATATGATGAAGTTGCAGGAAATTTTAAAACAACTACCACAATCGAAGCTCCAAATACTGGTACGATGTTGCTTAATGGTGGTGTATTTTAATAGGAAATAATAAAAAATGTCAACAATTATTAAAATTAAACGAAGTTCGGCTACGTCTGCTCCTTCAGCGTTAGGACAAGGCGAACTTGCTTACACTTATGGTACCGGTACTCAGTCAAACAATGGCGATAGACTTTTCGTTGGTACAGGAACGGAGACAAACGGCGAAGCTGCTAATATTGATGTTATAGGTGGTAAGTATTTTGTCGATATGTTGGATCATATTGCTGGTACAATTACCGCATCATCCGCAGTCATTGTAGATGCAAGTAGTAAAGTAAATGAATGGAATGTAGATAATCTAAAGTTAGACGGAAATACAATTTCGTCAACAGACACAAACGGTAATATAGCTATTACTCCAAATGGTACTGGCGATCTTGTACTTGATGGATTAAACTGGCCTCAAGCTGACGGTAGTGCTGGTCAATATCTAAAGACTGATGGACTTGGCCAATTATCATGGGACACTGTTGTTTCATCCTTTGATATTGCAGCTGATACCGGAACAACAGATACAGTTAATACTGGAGAGACTGTTACTTTCACAGGCGGTACTGGTATCGATACTGCTGTTACTAACAACACCATTACTATTAATCTAGATCAAGAACAAGTTGAGGATTATATTTCTGGCTTGTTGACTGCCGGAGAAGGTATTGATTTAACATATAATGATCCAAGTGGAACGCTTACAATTGCCGGTGAAGATGCAAGCGATGTTAATAAAGGTATTGCTTCATTTGATTCGACAAACTTTACTGTTACCTCTGGTGCAGTTACTTCAAATGATTTAACATTAAGTGGAGATAGTGGATCTGCGGCAGCAACTCTTGGCGAGACCATGACCATTGCTGGTGTTGATGCTCAAGGTATTGATACTTCAGCTACAGGAACAACTGTAACAATTACTGCAAAAGATGCAACATCATCTCAAAAGGGTGTGGCATCTTTTGATGGTACAGACTTTACTGTTACCTCTGGTGCAGTAGCAGTTAATGCAATTACTCTTGGTACATCTTCACTAAATCCAGGCGCAACTACTTTAACGCTTGCTGGATTACAACAGTTAGATGTTGACAATATTCGAATTGATGGAAATACAATTTCTTCTACGGATACAAACGGCGACATTGTTCTTGATCCAAATGGTACTGGAGTTATTGATGTTAATTCTTCAAGAATTACAAACGTAACTGATCCTACTGGTGCACAAGATGCTGCTACAAAAGCTTATGTTGATGCAGTAAAAACAGGACTTGATGTTAAAGATTCTTGCTTGTTTGCAACAACAGCAAATCTATCTGTAACTTATTCAAACGGATCATCGGGTGTTGGAGCAACACTTACAGCTACTTCAAATGGTGCAATTAGTATTGATGGTGGTTCTCCAGCTCAGGGCGATAGGATTCTTGTAAAGGATCAAAGTACAGCTGCTCAAAATGGTATCTACGAAGTTACAACCGTAGGTAATGCAGGTGCTGCATTTGTTCTTACTAGAACAACGGATGCTGATACAAGCACAGAACTTACTGGTGGTACTTTCGTATTCGTTGAATCAGGATCTGCAAATGCTGATAATGGTTATGTATTTACACATGACGGCGAACCAACTATGGGAACAACATCATTAAATGTTGCTCAGTTCTCTGGTGCCGGACAGATTAGTGCAGGAGCAGCATTATCAAAAACAGGCAACACTCTTGATGTTGAAGTAGACGATTCTTCTATTGAAGTATTCTCTGATGCACTGCGAGTTAAAGCTCTCGGTATTACAAATGCAATGTTGGCTGGTAGTATTGATTTAACTAGTAAGGTAACAGGCACACTACCAGTATCCAATGGTGGTACAGGAACAACATCTTTTACATCTAACGGTATTCTTTATGGAAACGGTACAGGTGCAGTTCAAGTAACGGCTGCAGGAACTGATACTTATTTCTTATATAGTAATGCGGGTACTCCTGCTTGGACAAATATCGTGGACGGTGGAACATTCTAATTAAATGTCTACAGTTATTAAATTAAAGAGAGGTACGACTACACCTACTACTAGTGATATTACTGCTGGTGAGGTTGCAGTCGATACCTCTGCTCAAAAATTATACATAAATGACAGTGGTACTGTAAAGGAAATTGGCGGCGGGACTGCGGCTAATAGTTTCACTACAATTAATGTTAATAGTACAACAAATGTAGTTGCGGATAGTTCGTCGGATACTTTAAATCTAAATCATTCTGGTTTAGTTGGTATCAGTGCTAATGCTACAAATGATACCATTGATGTTGGAACACCATCGGCTGCTCAAGTTCCCTTTATCAAGTCTGATGGTACTACATCTTCAGATATTGATCTTATAACATCAGGAAAAATTGGAGAGATATTACAAAATTTGTATGTACCATTTACAAAATCAAATGGTACAAGTGTAACTACACTAGTATTGCAATAGGAATATAATTAATGGCTGACAAAATACCTGTCAAAGCAACTTATACGGGAAGTGATGTTACCGGACTTGCAGAATTTACTTCTACCGATACTGTAGGAATTGGTGATGGGGGTACAGGAGCAACTACTGCTTCTGATGCTCGTACTAATTTAGGAATAGTAATTGGCACAGATGTTCAAGCATACGATGCTGAACTAGCAGCAATTGCAAGTTTAACTTCTGCTGCAAATAAAGGAATTTATTTTACTGGTTCTGGTACCGCTTCGTTATTTGATCTAACTTCATATGCAAGATCAATATTAGACGATCCTGATGCTGCAACTGTATTAACCACATTAGGATTAACTGCTACTGCTTCAGAAATTAATATTCTTGACGGTGCAACACTAGATGTTAATGAACTTAATACTTTAGATGGTATCACAGCCACTACCTCAGAATTAAATATTTTAGCTGGAGCTACAGTAACTACTGCCGAATTAAATATAGTTGACGGTAGCACAACAGCAACTTCTACAACTCTTGTTGGTACAGATCAGATCATTGTAAACGATGCTGGTACTATGGTACAAGTAGCTCTTACAGATTTAGAAGCCTATCTTGGGGGAGGAGATTTAGATATTGCTGGTGATAGTGGTACCGATACTGTAGTAGTCGGTACAGACACATTTACATTTACTGGCGGAACAAATATTACTTCAGCAGTTACAAATAATACTGTAACATTTAATTTAGATGCTGATGTCTCTGGTTTAACCTCTTTAGCAGTTGATAATGTAACTATCAATGGTAATACAATTAGTACTACAGATACCAATGGTGACCTTACCTTAGATCCTGACGGTACAGGTAAAGTTATTGTCTCAGGAGATTTACAAGTTGATGGTACAACTACAACAGTAAATTCGACGACTGTTACTGTTGATGATCCAGTATTTACTCTCGGAGGAGATACTGCTCCAGCATCAGACGATAACAAAGATAGAGGTATTGAATTCCGTTGGCACAATGGGTCGGCTGCAAAAGTAGGTTTCTTTGGTTATGATGACTCTACGAGTAAGTTTACATTTATTCCAGATGCAACAAATACTTCTGAAGTATTCAGTGGAACTGCCGGTAATGTAATCTTCGGCAACATTGAAGGTACAGTTACAACGGCAACACAGAACAGTATCACAACAATGACTGGCTTAACAACAACGGGTACAATTGCTACTGGTGTCTGGGAAGCAACTGATGTTGCAATTGCACATGGTGGTACTGGAGCATCAACAGCAGCTGATGCAAGAACAAACTTAGATGTCTATAGTAAATCAGAAACTCAAGCTGTTGCAGATTCAGCGGCCGCTGCATTGGCTATCGTATTTGGATAAAACATGGCAATACCTAATTCAAAAGCAACACTAAAAAGTTGGTGTAAAAGAAAACTTGGACATCCCGTTATTGAAATTAATGTGGATGATGACCAAGTAGATGATCGCATCGATGAAGCTTTACAATACTTTTATACGTTTCAGTATAATGGTATGCAAAGAGTTTATTTAAAACATAAAATTACACAAGCAGATGTGGATCGAGCAAATGTAAATGAGACAGAAACAGCTACAGATGGTAATCAACTTACATCAACAACAAGTGGTGCATTAACAGCTGGAGGCACTTCTGTTACTTTAGCTGATGCTTCTCAGTTTCCAGCTTCAGGTACAATTACAATTGCGGCAGACGGAACTAATCCAGCAGAAACTGTAGCATATACAGCAAAATCTGGAAACGTATTAACGACGGCTGCACTTTCAAACAATCATGATTCTGGTTCAACTGTAACAAGCGTTCATCAAGTTACTTGGTCTACTGGGCAGGCATATATTCCAATGCCAGATTCAGTTCAAAGTGTTTTGCGAGTGTTACCTTTTAGTGATCGAGGTAATCTTAATATGTTTGATATTCGTTACCAACTTCGCTTAAATGATTTATATGACTTTTCCTCTCAGTCTGTCATTCATTATCAAATGACAATGATGCATTTAGACTTTTTGGATTCTATTCTAATAGGTGAAAAACCAATTCAATTTAATATTCATCAAAATCGTCTGTATATCAATATGGATTGGGGTGATGATATTAGTGTTGGTGAATATATTATTATTGAGTGTTATCGTAAACTAGACCCTTCAACATGGACAGATGTATATGATGATCTTTGGTTAAAAAAATATGCAACAGCTCTCATTAAACGTCAGTGGGGAGAAAACCTCATGAAGTTTAATGGAATAACTATGCTGGGTGGCGTAACAATGAATGGTGATACAATTTATAATGAAGCTAAAGATGAAATTATACGTCTGGAAGAAGAATCAAAACTTACTTGGGAAGAACCCCTACTATTCGATATAGGATAATGTCATGCCCCTAAATCATTATTTCACAAAGGGCACGACTAATGAAAAGTACCTTTACGAAGATTTAGTCATCGAGGCTTTAAGAATTTACGGTCACGATGTTTATTATTTACCTCGAACCTTAGTAAATAAGGATCAGCTTTTCCAAGAAGATGCTTTGTCAAAATTTGACGATGCCTATCTTTTAGAAATGTATATGGAAACTGTTGAGGGGTATAATGGAGAAAAAGAATTAATTTCTCGTTTTGGATTAGAAATTCGTGACGAAACAACTTTTGTAGTTTCCCGTCGTAGATGGGAAAGATTTGTAAGTATAGATGATAATCTTATATCAAATGTAAGGCCCAATGAAGGTGATTGGATTTATATGCCAACAGTTGGTAGACTGTTTGAAATTAGTTTTGTAGATAAAGATGATCCTTTTTATCAATTAGATTATCTTCCCGTCTATAAACTTTATGCTCGAAATGTAGAATACTCAGGCGAAGCAATTGATACAGACGTTGCAGCGATTGATGCAATCGAAGATATATATTCAAGTAGTAATACTTTGACTTGGCAAATCACAGGACAACAAAGTTCTACTTACGAAGAAAACATTACTCTTGAACGAGGAACAGATATATACAGTACAGGTGTTATTGAACTTGAAGACAATACAGTTGGAGCGCCTGGCAAGCTTGCAACTGAAACTGAAACTGGATTTGATTCCATTCTTACTGAAGAATCAACTTCATCTTACTCATTCTATATTGTTAATGAGTCCTTAGATATGCTAACTGCCGAACCAATGGCCGACAATGAATGGCTTGATGATGCGGCTGGTGGAACAACAGATCCAGTATTAGATTTCACAGAAAGAAATCCTTTTGGTGAACCGACGGAGAATTACTAAATGTTAGGTCAATATTTTTACAACGAAAGCTTAAGAAAAACTATCATTGCTTTTGGTAGTTTGTTTAATGATATTCATATTACTAGAAAAGATAGTTCTGGTAGTGAAGTACAATCTATGAAAGTTCCTTTGGCATATGGGCCAAAGCAAAAATTTATGGCTCGTCTTGTACAAGATCCTGGAGCCAATCAAGCTATTGCTCTAACACTTCCTAGAATTGGATTTGAGATTCAATCATTCGATTATGATCCTTCAAGAAAATTAAACAGAACAATAAAGCAAAAGAAAGTTTCAAATTCAGAAGATAAAAAATTAAAACAAATGAGTATTCAATATACTCCTGTTCCATATAATATGAATTTTGAATTGTTTGTGATGGCTAAAAATAGCGATGACGGTATTCAAATTATTGAGCAGATTCTCCCATTCTTTCAACCAGAATATACTGTCTCGATTAAAGAAATTCCAGATATGGATATTGTTCGTGATGTTCCTATTATTTTAAATAGTATAAATTATGAAGATACCTATGAGGGTGATTTTCAGACTCGACGAGCTATTATTTACACTTTTTCGTTTACTGCAAAATCTTATGTATACGGTCCTGTTACTACTGCAAAACCAATTACAAAAGTACAAGCCGATACATATACGGATTTGCCGGCAAATGCACCAACTCGTGTTCAGCGATTTACTGTTGAAGCTACGACAACAGCAACTTCTACAGGAGTTGATGATGACTTTGGATTTAATGAAACAACTTCGGAGTGGATTTAATATATAAGTATTAGTATGAATAAAATTGATAATGCAATTAGTGATGCCTTGGGTGTAGTAAAAGAAATAAAAGAAGAAGTAATTGAGAATAAGCCTCTAATACCTCGTCCAGAAACTTCTGTAGCCGTCTCCAGCGACCGCGAGGCGGAGTCTGATGTTGATTACAAGTATAGTAGAGAAAACTTCTATCATCTCATTGAGCGTGGCCAGGATGCAATTACGGGTATACTTGATCTTGCTCAAGAAAGTGAACATCCAAGAACATATGAAGTTGCTGGACAACTTATCAAAACTGTATCTGAGGTTACTGAAAAATTAGTAGACCTTCAAGAGAAGATGCAAAGACTTAAAGAAGTTCCCGATAAAGGCCCAACAAATGTTACTAATGCTTTATTTGTAGGTAGTACAAAGGAACTTCAGGCTTTATTGAAGAATAAATCTGATGGTTGATACTTATAAAGGCAATCCAAATTTAAAGTCTGCTTTAGTTCGACAAGAATATACACAAGAACAAGTTGCAGAGTTTATTAAGTGTTCACAAAATCCAATCTATTTTATAGAAAAATATGTGAACATTGTAAGTATTGATGAGGGTCTTGTTCCTTTTCATATGTATCCTTTTCAACAGGATATTGTAAAATCATTTCACGAAAATCGTTTTACCATCTGTAAACTTCCTAGACAATCAGGAAAGTCTACAGTTGTGCTTTCTTATCTAATTCATTATATTTTATTTAATGAGCAGGTTAATGTTGCAATTCTTGCCAACAAAGCCTCTACTGCAAGAGATTTACTTTCAAGACTTCAATTAGCCTACGAACATTTGCCTAGTTGGCTACAACAAGGCGTGATGAACTGGAACAAGGGATCGTTAGAACTAGAGAATGGTTCTAAGATTCTGGCTGCATCAACAAGTGCAAGTGCTGTTCGAGGTGGTTCATATAACA